GGCTCATACTAAATATTTAGTCATCCATCAACCAAGAGGCTGCCCAATAGGGAGGTGCCCTATGAATTTATTAAAATCCAAAGGAGTATATCTGCCAGACATAGCATTTAAGCACTCGATTTTACCTTGTTCGACTTGAGACTGTCCTTCTAGATCCACACGGGTTCGTGATAACCCATACAAATCTCCCACGGTGCCCCCAGAGATCATTTTCTTCTCCCCGAAAAACATCGCGTCTACATAATCCCAACTTTCTGGATGAAAGTGGAATCCATTTTTGCGCCAATAGGCTTGTAGTTTTGCACACACAGAGTCGTGATAATCACGGCCCCAAGCATATGCTAACCTACAAGCGTCCGTACAGTTAGTTAATGATGCTTCCTGCATATCCGGACACGGCTTTCGAATCCAATTTGTGATATCTTCTATCATTGGTTTCTCCAAGGCTGCTAACCAATATGTTAGACCTCTAGTATCATGTTTTCGGAAGAAACACTTTAAAAAAGTAGCTTCTTCAATACCGTGGTATTTTCGTATACTTCCTCCCTTATCAGCATCAGTGTACTTTATCCCATATAAAGCAAACTTTTGCTGAAGAGTTTCATTATTATAAAACTCCTTTATCCGGTCAGATAGCGACATTACTAAGTCGTCGCCATATACTATAACACAACATTCTCTCCAAAAATTACCTAGATCGTCTAACTCGGTTCCCTCGAATACATCCAACCACACAAGCATCACATACATCAGATTGACAATACTGTTCACGACAACAGTTAATGGATTACCACTGGGACTACCACACAGAGTCTGAATAACTTCTCTCCTACTAACTTCTTTAGAAAAAGCTAGTTCTTCAAAAAGCAAGCGCCTCACCGCTTTATCCTCCTCTGCAACAACGGTATTATGTGAATACCACGACTCTATGACCTCGCCAGCTGCGAGGACTAACTCAGGGTCAAGGCCAGGGCCAAAACCAGAGTAATCCCCACAACAAATCCTATCACCCACAGATAGTAACTTGTTTGCCAACCGAGACCAATCTAAGCCATGAATATTCATTCCAATACCCACTCCACAATTAAAATTGTTACTTTGCATTGCTGCCACAAAATCTAGAAAATATCGCCTAAATTCAATTGTTGTAGACAAAGAGCACCCGTTAATGAGGCGGGGGTTCTTGCCTAACTTCAACCGCTCATCTTTTAAAAAATTTAGATAAGGATCAAAGGGAACAATATTATTTATACGCTTTTCATGTGCGGTTTCATACAGTTCACAAGCTCTCTTGTGTATGCCGACTAACTTTATTAAGCCATCGCGCCCTTGCTCTACCTGAATTAAGTCCTTCTTCTTCTTACCCTTGAATTCAGCTGATAATGGCCACCCTGGAGAGGTGTTTAATTTCATAGCATCGAAAAACTCGACACCTGGAATACCTAATATAGCTTGTTCTACAGATCTTCTAGATTCACACTTAATCTTTGGTTTTGCTAAAGCACTAAAGCGTTCTGCTAAGTTCTTCTGCACAATTTTAATGTTCGCTTTATTAAAAGTTCTCGTTGGGTGAAAACCCTTTTCTAAAGCCACCACAAGTTTCTTTTCACCAGCAAATGCATCGTCAGTTGAAACCATATCAACCGGAAAACGCACTGGGGGTGTCAAAACTCCAGCACAAACTGAGGGGATTATCGACGTCTTCGTAACTAAATCAACACTTTGACAGTATTTAAGTTGTCCAACTGGAATAAACTCTCCTTTGCACTGTATAGAACTAGCGTCTTTCAACACTGGTTCCTCGACATCCTCTGATCCTTCAAATTTAATTGTATCAAAGAGATCGCTGCACACAAGTGTGCTGCACCCTGTCGTATTGTCTCCACATGTGTGCATACCTATAATCCAACCGTGGTGTGAGTCTATTAACATAGATCCACAAAGTCCTTGCCTACCATAAGGATACTCAAAACCATAAAGGTCATAAGTCTTACCTGTATTTGTGTAGGTTACGGAATGTTGTATGGTTTGGATGTTTAGATGATGCAAAGGTTGTATAGCTTGTTGGGATAAAGTGGCCTCAACAAGTACTCCCTTATTCACAATGTTACCAACATTACTAGAGTGCACGAAACTCTTAATGATATTCTTAAATTCTGGGATCCTACGATTTAAAACGTGAAAGACACTTAAATCGGCTCCTGTCTCAACAACCTTGGCTATATCATCTCCTTTCAGAGTGATAACGCCCCCAACTTCATGTTGACCAAAGAGCTGGATATCTACTTCCTGTAACTCATCGTCCACGTCGAGATAATGTTTCGGGCATAAAATATACCTTCCACGCAATCCCAACCCATAGCCATTTTTCGTTATAGTTTTATATCTGAAAGCTAACCGCACTCTATTACGATAAAGCCTAGCAGATAGATCATCCACGCACCCCTGTGCAGCAGCAACTCGAACCGGTCGTCTTGCGACGCGCTGGGTTTTTACATCCCCGGAACTCATCATCTGCCCACCGAACATACCCACGTATGAACCAAGAGACACTTTGTCTGTTTTTGAGGCAGACTCACCCCCACACATCTTGGATATACAAATAATAACAATAGCACTTACAACCACAGTAAGCACAATTGGATTACTCGCCAATTTAGATAGTAGTGAGCCGGTACTTTTCATAACTCCGGACAGAGAACATTTCCAACAATTACCACAATTGCAAGAAGTTAGTACTCTATCCACCTTGAACGCAGGGAACATACTTTCAATGACTGTTTCACTAGCCATTTGCAAGTCCCTCCTAATCCTAGATCGAGCATTAAAAGTCACAGCTTCACCCATAGCTAAGCAATCTGAACACTTACCATCACACATTTTCAATTCTAACCACCCATCACCTCTATTTAAAACTTGATATTTTAAACATTCCTGGCAATAATTGTAGTCTTGGAAATCAACGCGATCTTGGTGACATAGTTCTATCACTTTTACATCTGTTTCATCTAAACCTTGAAATATATTCCTTCGACATGTGCACTCAACCACCTCGTCATCAGCTTGACCTTTCAACCCATCAAATGGATTTTCAGTTAGAATCTTAGAGAAGTCTCCAAGACCCAGCCTATCAGACATGGTCTTCGCCATGGTTTCTACTCCTATATCTTTAAATAAATTCTCGCGGGTTTGCTCCAACACAGAGGGATCTAAATCACTCGATGTTTTCACTGCTTTCTCTGCCGCGGTACACCTCTTAAAGAAAATAGGAATGCTCCTCTCACATAAATACTTTAGAATTTCCTTATAATTAAAGAATTTCTTTATCGTATCCGAAGGAGCAGCGTCAACTGGGGAACCATAAACCCCAAATTTCAAATGATCCCAATCATCGTTGAAAACAACTCTTGGATCATTTGCGTTGGCCACCGTTGGATCCATCTTTGTATACTTTTCTGCCAGTTCCACCCTCAATAAAAAGTCCCTTCTCCTATAAAAGGATTGGGGATCGAGGACTTCAACCTTTGGAAAGGCTGCGTTGCAACAAACCACTACGACTGATGGAGTGACGTAGCGTTTCTTCTCACTTATAGCTGAAAATTCAGCTGTAAAGGGAGCATTTGTACAAAGCGAATACCAATCCTGATAGAATTGGGTCTTCGCCTCCGAAGTGCTTACCTGAAGGGCATCATCAAAAATAATGACGGGCTGGTGTGTATAACCATCCCAATACTTCCTACCTTGCGATCGCACAAAACATGGATCTCCATCAAAGGAGACGTTCAGTGCTGCACATATTTTAGTACCGATGTGCGCGGCAAACTGGGACTTTCCACATCCTGGCGGTCCATCAAGCCACACAACTATAGGTGAAGTGTTAGCTTGAATGGAGGATGGTACTTGTCCAGTTTCTCTGAATAAATCAGTGATAAGTCTAAATCTATTGAAGAAAGCGGTCTGCTGTTTGGCTTCACACTTACTCAACACTAACTTGGACAACGTACAGCCTTTAACATAACAGTCCGCAACACGCTTTCGCATGCCTGGTGAACTAATTATTTGACTGTTGTCAGCTGGGTTAGTTAGATACTCAACTTCAGAAATCCATTGTGATAAATCAAATCCGACTGCCTTTAGCTCTTCTACTGCTATAACTTCGGGGTTCTCTAAACCAAACGCATATAGAATGTAGTCTATAATACATGTGCCTACTCCTTTAAAGAGAGCATTGTATCCATTACTACATGCTGCAAACGATGCTACCATTAGAGAAATTCCCTTAGTATAGGTTGGGGCTGATGCAAATCCGCATAAAGCGGCAACACCACCCAGAACTATCGCCAGAAACTTTGATATCACTTGATTTTCTGTTTCACCTCTTTTTGCAGAGCTTGCCAAACCTTGAACAAAATCCGTCATACCTTGCGCTGCGAACGTTATATACTGTTTTGGAGAAAACAAATACACAAGTTCCAATCCCAATGCTATCAGTGCTATTGTCTTTTCAGACGAACATATACCAATATCCACCAGGATCATTGCAAAACTAGAGAAACGCACCCACGTATCCCTAGCATACATTACATCCTTAGCCAACTTATATAATAAGAAGAGACGTGCTAAACTAATGGCTCCAATAAAGCCCTGAATAGCAACTTTGAACAGACCAGATGTCCAGTTTTTCACCGCATCGGCTACTACACCCGTCATACTGGAAAAGAAACCTATTAAGGTATCTTTCGCTTTCTGTATAAAAGTCTTATCTTCATTACGCTCATCCTGAGATTCCATCATCATCTGCTTTCTCAATTTCTTGAGTGCAGCCTTGATGGGCCCTGGGGCTTTAGCGTAATTCTCCTTATTGTATAGGAATTCGAAGGCTGAACAGAATTCCCGTTTTTCCGAAAAGAGTGCTTCGCATTCTGCGAAGGCGCTTTCCGGGGTACTTTGTTGTGCCGCTGCCCCCTGATTCAAGGGGGGGGGCACTATAGCTTCACTTCCTTCAACATCGGGTTGCCCAATGGGTTGGAAGCTGCTATCGCTACTCTGCGCATTAAGGTGGCGACCTTTCAATAAGATCCTACCTAATTTTGCGGTAGTAGCAAAGGGCGTACTAGCGTTCCAATCTAAATAAGATAGATTATTAGAACACAAGGGCCACCCTTGAAAGACATACATGTCTGCATCATTGCCAAATGAACGTTCAATACGCACATTAATGGTTGTAGCTGTAGCTGAGTACAGAAATACTTCCATTCTTCCAAAAGAATAGGCTGAGACATTTGCATATCCTGTCAACAACGGGTCAAATCCATTCACACAATACTTAGTATAGTTATAATACGGCACCGTAAACGGTATACTTGTATTACTACTAAATATGTAATCGTGTGCAAAATTTGAAAAGTTGTCCACTGACACATCAGTCCAGTTGGCATCTAATGTAAAATTAGATGTTAACCCTCCTGGAATATGTCGCACATACACATTGACATTACTGCCTTGTGTAGATGCAGCAGCCACTAGATAATTCAAACTTCCCTTAGCAAAACGATAACCGTCATGCAGGAAAGTCAAATTATCTATGACTTGCCCGGCAGTCCTCCTAAAAAGACTACCCATATTAACATCAAACGTTAAGCGTTTGACACCTGGTGTAGTAAAAGTTACATTTGAAGAGAAAATTGGTTGAAAACGTTGTAATACATTTTTGAGAGGAAATGACTCTCCCAAAATTAAATTTGACATTGATTTTGAAACTGACTCTTCTACACCACACTTATCCACCACTTCTACACGCTCGTCTGAACTTTGGGCTTGTAGTTTCCGATCCTTAACCCTTTTAAAAACTTTAACAACTTCTGGTACCCAATCGGTATAAGTTATTACCCAATTAGGCTGAGCAAGAAGAGTTGGAGTCAAAGCAAACTCAGTACTTGAACGTAATAAGCCAGTATTACATGGTGTTATAGGCGTAGTTTCAATAACCACACCGTTAACTGAAATTATAACATTCTTACCAGTAGTACTACTAATAGGAACGTTACCACGCATACTAGTAGTCAAACAAGCAAGACTTAAGGCCCCACCTGTGAAATTGTCAGTAGTTATTGATAAATTAGACACCGCACCTGAGGTTGTTCCCACAGGTATGCCTGCACCATTTGCATCACGCAAATAATACACCATACCATTACTTGAGTTATTAACAAAAGTAAAATTTATTATTGAAGTTGTAGAGACATTCGGAAAATATGATAATGGTCGAGGAACTGATGGTTCGAAATCACGACCAACCGATTGGAAAACTAACACTTGAATAGAATCAGAAACTGACTGCATTGAAATGAGGCGTGATTCTAACGAGACCTGAAGGGTCCCATAATTTACTGCACTATTATCAAAAATAATAGGTGCCAACTTGGTAGGGGCCATGAATGGACATTCAATAACCCCGTCACAAGTCTCCTCATAATCCTTAACAAATGAAATTAAATTTATTTGATTAGAACTATCCGCTGCCGATGTTGGATTAATAGCATACCTCAATCTCAATGAATGAGGATCCGCTTTAATCACCATGAATCTATACAAAATAGATCCATGATAGTAGCTAAACATTTGGCTAACCCCTGCTGCAGGGGTGGGCAAATAATTACCACTACTAACTTGATAGCCAGCTAACGGCGAAATTGGAACATTAAGCAAAATATCATGCGGTTGATTATCGATGGTAACATCAAAGCTACCGATAAAACCCCACTTACTCGCAATGGTTTTGAAATCCAATTTATCCGCCCCGCTAGGAACTGTTGACGATTGATGTGGAACCAAATCACTAGTATCTAGGCGTAAATGCCTAGACTTTAGCTCTCCGGAACCTGCTGATAAAGAAACTGTAGGGATTCTAATGAATCCCTGCATTTCACTCGAGTTTAGTCGCTTAGACTTGGAACTTTGTCCTAACCCTCGAGTAGTGTCCTCACTTTGTGAAAGCAATTCTCTAGTTTTAAGACCAAAGAATTGTGTTTGAACACCATTACAACTCAATTTTACTTGAGTAGTAATTGACACACTTTGTGTGTTATCGGCCCCAGTCCTTAGGGGACTCAACACACCCACAAATACAGAACAGTAGTATTGGGAAGACCCAACTTTACTATCCCTAATAGGAATCATATCCAAATGACTTTGGAAAGGAATTTCTAAATCAACTATATTAGATTTAGCTGCTTGAATGCCCGCATAGTCCAATTGAACTATTTGAGCAGCATGAATAGGAATCCTACTAGGGGTAATTTCTCCAGTTGCCACAGGATAATACATAGCACCCACAACAAGATAACCAGCATGAAAACGAGTAGAATTACACTGGAATCTCATTGTTAATTGGGGTCTAAAATATGTATACTGCAACATTGGTAAAGTTGCTGGGTTTGAACCTAGTGCTGATACTAGGTTAATTGGCAAATCAAACTGCTTTATTATCGTGCCTTGCGCCTGGGAAGAACTCCATAGGAATGTTTCTAGGTTATTATACCTATCAGTAAATTCTATGAACTCTTTGGGTTTTAATCCAAAAGCTTCCACAGCCGTTTCCGACATCACAGTTGTAGTTTGCGCTGTTGCATCTGGTCTATTTTCAACCAACTCCACATTCGCTGACTTTTGTATAGAAACAATACTACCTGATTCGGCAGTATTAGTATGATCCTCTGATTGAGCTTGAAGACCATCCCGCTTAAAGTCGTTAATAACGGGGTCCACTTTTCTATACTGGCCATCGAGTTGCAATTTATGCTGATTCAACTCATACAGCTTTGACTTTACCTTTGCAGGTAAAATCCGCTTAAAGCTATTACTAACTAAAAGCTTCCTAATACACTTAGTCAGAGTCTTTGACAACCTTGACTCCGTTTTAGGGACAACACCCAACACTCCCTGATAGCTTTCACTATAAATAGGAGCATCACGCAAAAAAGTCTCATTAGTTTTGATAGCAAGACTTTCAACAACACCACGTACCACACACTTTCGTGCTGGTACCTGTCTATCCTGCCGATAAACAGTTACCACCTCTTTAGGCTCAACTACTGTAAATTGATGATTTAAAGTAGCTTCCACTAAATTGGCAGACCTCTGCTGCACCTCATCTTCTTGAAGAAACTGAAATTCTCCAGGAGTATCCACATAAATTGGATACACTGGAGACAAGTCTTCAACCTTCTGCCATCTCTCTGTCATCTTACCAACTTGATAAGTTGGCTCAAACACTTCCATTTTTCCCTTCCTTAGGGGAGCACAAACCACCACAGGAATAGCCATCTTAGATACACAGTATCTAAGGGCTTCTCCATCTAGAAAATCAAAAGCTTTTGGGCAGAACGTGTTAGGTCCTACCCAACAGCTACGTTGCACAGTTGTATAAATGGATGATCGATATTGAGACCAATATCGATCAAGGTTGGAAGTCCGGTTAAAAAGTCTCAAAGCTTTAAGTACTTTAGACTCATCTTTACACACATTGGAAAAGGACAAATCAATAAATTGATATCTCCCTTCCGGATACATTACCATTGGAAAAGCGAGGATCAAATCCTTACTGTATTGATATACATCAGCGCAGTAAACCACATTATCGACGACGAAATTTTGTTTTTTAATAATTGTACACATAGTATATAATTTAAAGAAACTAAGAGGGGAAGGCACATCATTGGCCCATTCCAGTCACCACAGTGTAGGTTATCCCCAATTTTGACAATTTCTGGTCTTAGTCATGACACTGAAAGAACTACGAGTTAAACTGCTCGCATCAGCTTCAAGTGATAGCGTAAAATAATTCAAGAAATTATCCAAAATACATGTCTTTGAAAATAATTTCCATTATCCATACTACCAAGTAGGGGAAGGCTGGTTACTTCCGGCGCCTACTCTTTACTCTATGTCATACTTGACAAGCGAGTGTATTTATCCAATACACAAATAAATATCTTAAATAGGTGATACTAACCTAGAAATGTTTTATTTTCTCCTAAAAGGACTGATAACATTCCCAAAAAA